AAGCAACCTTCAGCGTGATGTCTTAACGCTCTGTGTGCAAAATGGGTAGAAAGTTTTTTACTTTCATCCATCCAATCGTGTATAGGTTGGTAATCTTGAGTTTTACCTCCCCATCTTTTTACACTTGATTTACTATGGTAATAACAATTAGCCATCTGATATCCTTTTTTTTAATTCGTTAACAAAATCACCAATTAATTCGGTAGTTTTACCTATAAAATGTAATCCCCACACTAATAATGATAAAAAAGCAGCTAATGATATTTTACCATATTTTATTATTGTGCGTTTTTTTTCTTGTAATTTTGATGTAGCGGGTTGAGAAACATCTTTCATATCAATACTTTCTTATTGTTTTCTGGTGGTACTTTCCTTTCGGTACCACCAGTTTTAATATTTTACTCATCTACTTTTTGAATTACAGCAACTTTACCAGCAATATAATCTCCTGGAAGTGATTGATGTCCAGTTTTTTCTTGCCATTTATACCAAGCATTAGTGATGTGTTTATTCGGTATCACTAACTCTTTAAACTTGCCTTCTTCATCAAAGTATATATCTGTATATCCGTCTTTTCTATTAGACCATTCAGGTAAATAACCTGTTGATATTTGAATCATATCACAATCTAAATAACCATACATATCTTTGAATGTTGGTTTAGTTTTAAAGTCATATGATTTAGTACCGTCTAATGGAATTGATACATGTAATTTATACATATTATTTCTCCGATAACATTAGTAAGTTTTTAGCAACACTATCTGGTATTCCAGCTTTATTAAATACATTAGATATGTATTGTCTTACAGCTTGAATTGATCCACCAGAGTATAAAGCATTTTCTGATTCTTCTCTTTGTGCATCTAGCAATCTTATTGCTGCACCTTTTTTAGATTGATCATATGCTTTTCTAGTTTCATCTTTACATCTAGATTCTATGTAAGAATGAACTTCGTTTAATTTAACAGGTGAAACTTTATTATCAAATTTATCATTAACAATATCAGCTTCGTTTTTCCAATTACGAATCTGATTCCAATTGTTAAGTTTCTTTTCTAATTTTTCACCAGCTATTAAACATTTATTTCTGATTTCAGTTAACTTTCTATCGTAGTTATCTCTGTAATCAATGTACTCTTTTTCTAATTGAACAACTGTTTTAAGTAATTTTTCAACATTTAATTTTGATTTAAATGCAGGTAAATTCTTATCTGTTGTTCTATCAACTTCAACTTCTCTTTCAGATTCTAAAGCTGATCTTCTAGATTTGAATTTCTTATCAATATAATTAGATAAGTATTCAATCTCGTCTTTTCTTATTGGCTTCATATTACTCCTTATCGTTTGTAGTCATACAGCTCTAATCTAATCTTATTTTTAGGATTAGTTCCGTGATTATATATTCTTTCTATATTGACTATAAAATCATTCCTACTTCCTTGATTCTTAAGTTTAGATGAATTGCCTTCTAGTCTTTTCTTAAAGATATCCCACTTAAATGTTTTATCTTTAAAAACAGATAACATAGCAGCAATGAACTGTCTTTTTTTGTAGTATTGGAAAAACTCACCAATCCAAGCTAGTCGTCTTGCTTGAGTCTTTCCCCATTCAAGATCAGAGATCTTAAATTCTCCTTCTTTATAACCTTTGATAGTTTTGCTATCGACAAAACCTTTGCCATTTAACATAGCAACAGATGCCAAAATAGGCATTTCATAGGTTTTAACAAACCATTCTAATAACTGATAATCTTTATTACCTAATTTAACAAATGACATCATATAATCTGTCAATGTCCATTTTTTAGAATTTTGATTTATTGCTCTTACTTCATCAAGACCCCACTTATTTTTAATAATATATTTAACTGGAAGACCTACAATTTTATAGGCTTCTAATCTATGTTGTCCATCTTGGACTATCATTTTATCATCTACAATTATTGGTATTTGTAGATCATTTTCTTTAATAAGTTCTGCAAGTTTTCTTACCCAAGGTTCGTGAATAGCACGATTACCTTTAAGGTATTTAAACATCTTGTAATCAGATGTTTCATATATCTTTTTATGTTCTGTCATTTGACTCCTTTATTTTAAAGTTTTTTAATTTCCAACCTTGATCATTCATATCATCACCAAGTGATTGATATACTGAATCTTTAGTATAACAAGATGGATCTATTAAATCTCCATCATCATCAGATTCAGGACATATCAAATCAAATTGAATTTTATATTTCATTTCTTCTCCTTTGCTTTTGCTTGATCTAATTTCCACATAGCTCTAGCTTCTTGTGCTTCATCTAATAACATATGTATATCCATTGGTGAGCTGTAACCTAATTCGGTAATACCAGCTATAAATGCTTGGGTATCAATTTTACATTCACCATAATCAGATTGAAGTTGTTCTAACTTCTCTCTAGTCATTTGATTTACTTTGTTCATTTATAAATCCTTTCTTACTTTTAGGTTTAGTTGGTAAAATAGTTTTGCCACAAAAACTATCAATCCATTTTCTATGTTCTTTCCAACTGAATTTTTTAGTTTTCTTTTTTGTCTTCATCTTTTACCACCTTTGGTTCTTCATTAAACATCTCGGGAACAATAGTTTCCCTAACATCTATTTCGTTACCATCTTCATCTACAACGATATACTTATTATCTTTTTTAGATAATGTATTTTCGTGTACACGGTATGCTGCATATCCAAAACATATGCATAACAATAATATCCAAAACATATTACTCCTTTCTAGTTTAGAATGATTCTAATATAGTACTGACACACCATACAGAAACACTATTGTGTATATTATAAATATACTCCACATAACTTTATTTGACATTACTTGTCCTTTCTTTTTATTTCATAAGGTATTTCTACTTTTTCAGGCATATATTTAGCTATCGCATAAAATAAGCCTAATGTTGCTCTTATAGGAAACATAATCGCTGCCCATATCCATCTTGCTGCAACATTCATTAACCAATCTTGTAGCTTCTTCATACTTACTCCTTTCTATTTTCTCTTATTTGTTGATTCATATTGTCAATGAACTCATCATTCCATTGCATTAACTTAAGACCTATTACTACAATCAGTATAATAGATGCATAGAACATAGTAACTAAATGGCTTTCATCCATTATTGCTATGTAAATAAACAATACTAATATACTCAATATTAAGCATAGCTGTATTATTCTCATATCTTACTCCTTCTTATTTATTTATTGTCAACTAACTACTCCATTCGGTATTATCATCGTACTATCAGGGAGAGTGTCCAGCGAGAACTCTCGTTCTTGCTGGTTTTTTTTCTTTACACGATAAAAAAAAGCCCTGCCGATTAAAGCAGGGCTAATCTTTATGGAACTATTATATTAATGTTCCTTGTTTTAATGCATTCTTTAAGAACGCTTGGCTTTCAGCAGATTTCTTGATATCTGTCTTAACCTTCTTATTACTTGAGGGAGTCCAATCTTTACCCAATATTTTCTTATATTGCTCTTTAGCAACATCTAGTAAATATTGTGCTCTCTCAATGTTTATTTCCTGTGCTTTACTAGCAAAGGTTAGTTTATTAGACTGATTAATGTCAATTTCAGTTTGATTATCTTCAGCAATCAATTTCTGAATTTTCATTTTAGTCTTGTCGTGTGTTTCAATACATCTATCTAAATGATATTGAAATGACGCAACGAATCTACTTGCGTCAGCACTTCCGTGCCAACTCCAATTCTTATCTTCATAAAATACAGATACGAATTGTTCAAAGAAGTTAGTGATTGTTTGTTCAATAACTTCTTTACTAGACTCAAATGTATCTCTCATTGACTCTAGTCTTTCGTTAGAAAAATCAAATTCTCTAACTTCTGATGCTAATGTATTTGTCATTATTTGACTCCTTTCATATTAGCTATATTATTTAATGAAAATGGCGAAACCTTGTCATATATCTGACTTATTTCAGCATTTATTTCATTCTCATTATCTTTATTACGAATACTATCTAACTCTTGTACTCGTATCTTATCACTATCTGATAGACTAAATTCAAACCAATCTATCAAATCATTAATATTACTCATATAACTCCTTTCAGTTATGTTTAGTAATTACCCTTAACGCACGGGTTACTCGAGCAGTCATCACGAGGCAAAGCTATATTTCACTGCGAAAAGTTGTTGCACTTGGTTTAAGTGCGACCACTTTTCCTCGCTGAAGCGATAGCGTAAGGCAGGGAAATGTAGGCAAACTCGTGATACAAGCGAGGAACTCCCGTGTGTGTGGGGGCCCCATAGCAGTACTGAGTAACGCAGGGAAGTGCTAAATGCACTTCACGAGTAACGCAGGGGTTTCACCATTTCACCAATAGCGTACAACTACACTTACGAAAAGCGACAGCTTTTGCGTTTGTGTATGTTGTTAGCGAATAAAGCAGCGACCCTAGGAGCTGCGTAGAGTGAAAACTGCGTATGGGGAGAGAGAGTATCGCCTTTGGCGATTCCTTATAAGAAATTCCTAGAGTGTTGTAATGAGCTTTTAAAAGAAGCGACCGCTTGGGAGCGTTGGTCCACGACCATCTTTTAAATGCGAATGAAAACTCCATATGTAGTAGTGTGAGTAGCGAATGCTACTAAAGTGCCATAATAATACTTGACAAGAGGATTTTAATATTCCACTAACGATAAGAAGCAGAATAAATAATAATGAGCGAATTAACAGATAAGCAGAAGGCCTTGGTTGATACCATCGTAGCAACAGGATGTAGTATCAAGGAAGCAGCAGAAAAGGCAGGATATTCAACAAAAGGTTCACCTGAAGCAGGGAGAGTAAGTGCTTCTCGCACACTACGATTACCAAAGGTACAGAGTTATATGCAATCAAGGATAGCACAAACACTTGGACTTGGTGCAGTAAGTGCGAGTAAAAGACTTATCGAGCTGTCTTCAGGAGCTAGGTCAGAGTATGTCCAGCTCGAAGCCAGTAGAGATATACTCGATAGAGTTGGGTTAAGAGCTCCCGATAAGGTAGCTCATAACATACAAGGTGATATTAAGATTAATATCGACTTGTCTTAACAGATTAAAGTAGGTCGCTACTACAGCGACCTTCCGTTTTGGCCCCACCTTACGGGGTGGGGGCAAAATTATCCAGCGTTAGCTGACAAGGCCACTTGCTCAGACAACAGGGGTTAAAATAAGTTCGCAATATGGCAAAGAAGAAAAGTACTTTCGGAATAAATACTTATGTTAAAACGACCAAAAGAAAAATAGGTCGGCATAAGAAGCGATTAAATAAATCTGAAAAAAGGAATTTTAAAGCATACAACCGTCAAGGGCGTTGAGTCTGTGCGTTTAAAAATTTTTTAAATTCTATAAAGGTTCTCCTTTACACAATAGGAGAAATAAATATGAATTATCTAGTTAAGATATGGAATCATTCTGATTCTCACTTCAAGAAAGAAATATTGTTTTCAGCAGACAATGATGTTATAGCTATGCAAAAGGTATCAGCTGCAACACCTGATGGCTGCAGAGCAACCTTTGAAGAAATAAACAAAGACCAATATGAACAAGAAAAAGCCAAACAAACAGAAGTAACTATAACAGGAGAAAATAATGCCTAGAGGAAAAGGAACCTATGGTTCAAAAAGAGGAAGACCATCAAAGTCTAAATCAAACAAAAAAGAAAATGGCAAAAAACCGAGCAAAAAGAAAGGGTACTAGAGTCGAGAATAAGATCAAGAATTTATTTCTTGACTTAGGTATTCCAACAAGAAGGCAACCAATGTCTGGAGCTATTGTTGGATTTCCCCATGATGTCTATGCAGATGTAATGGGTGGACTTAGTATTGAATGTAAAGCTAGAAAGGGAGCTAAAGGATTTGTCACTATGGAGAAGTGGCAAGGCAGTGCAGATCTTTTAGTTCTTGTATCAGATTATCAAGAACCTCGTGTTCAGATGAGATGGAGAAAATTTAAGGAGTTAATGGGTTATGTCATTTCTGAACAACCTGAGTCTAAAGGATAGAAGAAGACTTAGAACTATAGTTAAAAAAACTCACCTAAAGCATTATCCTACACATATGATTACTGACTATGAAGCAGATAAGTTAGTTGAAGCATTTGGCGAAGAAGTAGTTTATAATATGCTAAAAGCCAATGTAGGAACTAATGTCGATTAATTTTCAATATAAACCAGAAGGCGATACATTAAAAAACTTTATGAAGTCTAATGACTTCTTTAGAGGCTTAAGAGGCCCAGTTGGATCTGGTAAATCTGTGAGTTGCTGCATAGAGATTTTTCGTAGAGCAATCCTCCAAGAAAAGAACAAAGAGGGAATAAGAAAATCTAGATGGGCAGTAATTAGAAATACAAATCCCCAATTAAGAACCACGACCATTAAAACTTGGTTAGATTGGTTCCCGGAAGATAAGTGGGGAGATTTTGCTTGGTCAGTTCCTTATACCCACTTTATAAGAAAAGGAGATTTAGAAATTGAAATTATATTCCTTGCTTTGGATCGCCCTGAAGATGTTAAAAAACTTCTATCACTTGAACTTACAGGTGTGTGGGTTAATGAAGCCAGAGAGATACCTAAGAGCATTATTGATGCTTGTACTATGCGTGTGGGGCGTTATCCATCTATGCGTGACGGTGGAGCAACCTGGTATGGAGTTATTGCAGATACTAATGCTCCAGAAGAAGATCATTGGTGGCCCATAATGGCAGGGGATGTTCCCGTGCCAGATCACATATCTAGAGATGAAGCCTTGATGTTAATCAAGCCTGACAACTGGAGTTTCTATTCTCAACCTCCAGCTCTTGAAGAAAAGAAAGATAAAGATGGAAGTACTACTGCTTATGAACCTAGCAACCTTTCTGAAAATAAAAAAAATTTAACTCCTAAATATTATGAGAATATTATTAGAGGTAAAACAAAAGGTTGGATCGATGTTTATGTTTTAAATAAACTTGGATCTATAGAAGAAGGAAAACCTGTCTATCCTAATTATAAACAAGAATTACATTTATCAAAAGAACCTATTGAACCTAATCCACTTCAACCTTTATTTATTGGTATTGACTTTGGATTAACTCCTGCAGCTGTCTTTGCTCAAAGATTAGTTACAGGTAGATGGATTATATTAAATGAACTTGTATGCTTTGATATGGGTGTAATGAGATTTTCTGAATTACTTAGAGGTGAAATAAGAAAGTTATATAGAAACTATGAAGTAATGATTTATGGAGATCCTGCTGGAGATTTTAGATCTCAAACAGATGAGAGAACTCCATTTCAAATTATGAGAACCTATGGATTAAAAGCAATACCTGCTCCATCAAATGATCCTGCATTAAGAATAGAAGCTGTTGATGCAGCTCTTTGCAGACTATTAGATGGTAAAGCAGGATTCCAATTAGATCCTAAATGTATTAATTTAAAAAAAGGATTTAATGGAGGATATCATTATAGAAGATTACAAACATCTGGTAATAGATATGATGAGAAGCCTATGAAAAATAGATACTCTCACTGCCACGATGCATTACAATATTTAATGATGGGAGCTGGTGAAGGTAGAACTATTTTATCAGGAACTAATAGAAGTCAACCTACTATAGTTAAAAAGGATTGGGATGTCTTTGCTAAACAAACTAAAAAAAGAAAGGTTAAAAAAGTATGGGATTTGTTCAAAAGGAATGGTTAATATATTTTTACGAAAATCCTAAGGAAGAAAGAAGTCCTTGGTTGCATTTTGTTAAAAAAGGATTCAGGCATTGTGGTGCATTAGGTTATGTACAACCTATTCAAAGATGGGTTCATTTAGAATGGACTCATATGGGAGTACGCCATATCTTATTAGATGATGATGAGATGAATCAAATAATAAGCTATATGTATGATTTTAAGATGCTTAGATGTCCTGTTAAGGATCTATACCAGCTATTAAGAATTAAAGATTACACCTGTGTTTCATTTGTAATGAGATTAATAGGCTACTACAAGTGGTGGATCTTCACTCCATACCAATTATATTGTGCGTTGAAAAAAGATGGATATAAGTCATTTTACCAGGAAATTAAGGATCCAAATGAAAAAAAAGAAATTAACACCTGAAGCAATCTTTGACAAACTTGATGAATTACATCAGGAAGAACAAGATCTTTTAGAACAATTAAGAGATGAAGTTTGTGAATGCAATGATATGGATGACGATTTAGATGCTGACTTTGAGGAGGACAGATAATGAGTATTAAAGATAAATTAAAAAATGTTTGGACAGAGTATAAAAATACTCAACAAGAAAATAAAGATGCAGCACAAGATTACTATGATAAATATATCAAAGATAAATCTATCAAAGAAAGAATTAAACATTCAATTAAAATAAAGAAATATAAATAATTATGGGCGGAATATTTTCAAAACCAAAACCACCACCAAGAAATCTAGCTCTTGAAAAACAATTAGCTGACGCAAAAGCTGCTGAACAAAGACGGGCAGATGAGTTAGCTGCTAAAACAGCAGAACAAGAATACAAGGTAGCTAAAGGTTTATATGGATCTAGATCATTGTTTGGTAAAGCAGGTGGTCGAGGTTACTTTGATACGGTTTAAAAAACTATGGCATATGTCGATATATCAGATACACCATCAGTTGGTGCAACAGATAAAGCAACCTCTATACTTAAAAAGTATAAAGAAGCTCAAAACATAAAGGATCATTGGAAAGATAAATTCGAAGAAGCATATGAGTATTGCCTCCCTAATCGCGAGTCTTTTTATGATGAATCTCCAGGTCAAAGAAGAACCGATAAAATATTTGATGAAACCGCTGTTGTTGGAGTACAAGAGTTCGCTTCAAGACTCCAAGCAGGAATCACACCTACATTTGCACGATGGGCAGACTTTCAAGCTGGATCTGAAATTCCACCAGAACAACGAAACTCAATAAATTTAGAATTAGATAAAATTACTAATTATGTTTTTCAAGTTTTACAAACTTCAAACTTTAACCAAGAAGTACATGAATCATTTATGGATCTTGCTATTGGTACTGGAGTTATGTTGGTTGAAGAAGGTGATGCAATAAATCCATTAAAATTTACAGCAGTTCCTTTACCTAGAGTATGTTTAAGTAATGGGCCTGATAATAAAATAGATTCAGTTTATAGAGTTAGATATTGCAAACCTGAAGAAATAAATATTTTATATCCTAAAGCAGTTTTACCTGAAAACTTTGATCCATTAAAACAAAAGAAACAAGTTAAATTAATAGAAGCTGTTTATAAAATTTATGAACACAATGTAGAAAAGCATAAGCTATGTGTTGTAATGGAAAATCCTAAAGCAGTTATCTTTGAAGAAGAATATAAAGGAGAAGGTTCAAATCCCTATTTAGTATTTAGATGGAACAAAGCATCTGGTGAAGTTTATGGTAGAGGCCCAGTATTTAATGCAATGGGTGCTATTAAAACTTGTAACTTAACTGTAGAATTAATATTACAAAATGCTCAAATGTCAGTAAGTGGAGTTTATACTTATGAAGACGATGGCGTAATTAATCCAGACAATATCTCTCTTGTACCTGGATCTTTAATACCAGTAGCTCCTGGTAGTAAAGGGTTAGTACCAATTAGTGCAGCATCAAACTTTGATGTTGCTCAATTGGTTTTACAAGATATGAGAAACAATATTAAAAAAGCATTATATATGGAAACTCTTGGAAGACCTGAAGGAACTCCAATGACAGCTACAGAAGTTTCAGAAAGAATGGCAGATCTTTCAAAACAAATAGGATCTTCATTTGGAAGACTACAATCAGAATTTATTAATCCATTATTAAAAAGAATAATTAGAATATTAGCTAAACAAGGTAGAATAACTATTCCTTCTATAGATGGTAGAGAAGTACAGGTATCTCCACGATCTCCATTAGCACAAGCTCAACATTTACAAGATGTTGCTGATGTAACTAGATTTAATGAAATTATTGCTGGTACATTTGGGCCACAAATGATAAATGTAATTGTGAACCAAAGTGAAACAGCAAAATATATAGCCGAGAAAATGAATCTTCCTGAGAAGTTGATAAGAGATGAATCTGAACAACGAAGAATTGTTGAACAGATTTCACAGCTACAGCAGTCAGCTGAAGCTCCACAAGAACCTGGAGCTCCTCCTAATCAACCACCAGAAGGAATGTAATGTCTTGGGATGCATTAAAATCACAAAAAGAAAAAACAATACCAACAAAAAGCGTAGATGGTTTCATTCGAAACCCTGAAGACGAAACAAAATTAAATAAACATTTTGCTAATGTCTTTAAGGGTGAAGAAGGAAAAGCAGTAATAGACTATTTAAAATCTATTACTACTGAAACAGTTGCTGGGCCAAATATCACCAGTAACGGCTTATTCCATATTGAAGGAATGAGATTTTTAATGGGTATAATAACAACACGAATAAAAAAAGGAGAAAAAGATGGCCGATGATAATGCTAAAGAAACAACAGCACCAATCGCCACAGAACAACCTTCTGAGGCAACTCGACCTGAATATGTTCAGGAAAAGTTTTGGAATGCTGATACAAAGCAAGTCAATGTAGAAAACCTAGCTTCAAGTTATAATACACTTGAACAAAAATTAGGTTCTCGTACAGAAGACCTTTCTAAACAAATCAGAGATGATATTGAAAAAGAAAGATTAAACAATGTTCCAGAGTCTTACAAATTAAATGTTCCTGAAATTCCAGAGAATGTAAATTTGAAGGTTGATAAAGATATGGATCTTGTTAAATGGTGGGATGGTACTGCTAAAAAAGCAGGACTTTCTCAAGAGCAATATGATGAAGGTGTTAAAGCCTTTGTTACTAATGCTATGGCTCAATTACCTAACCAAGATTTAGAAATACAAAAACTTGGTGACAAAGGTAAAGATAGAGTACAAGCAGCAGAGATGTGGAGTAAAAAACATTTATCACCAGAAGGTTATAATAATTTTGCTAGACTAGCAGCTACTGCTGAAGGAGTTAAGGTTATTGAAGAATTAATGAATCTTAATAAAGACTCTACTATGCCAACTACACCTACACAAGTAGATGTTTCAGCTTCTGCTGACGACTTAAAATCAATGCTTAATGATCCTCGTTACTATGATAGTTCAAGACGAGATCCAGCATATGTAAAAAGAGTAACAGAGCTGTATGAGAAGGCCTACAAAAACACACAAAAATAAAGTTAAGTTTAACTTTAAGAAATTAAATAAACCCATAAAGTGGCTTGATTGTGTAAGTCAAACTGGTTGGATATCTGAAAAAGATATAGATGATGCTAGACCAGCTAATTGCATAACAGGCGACTTTTGGGTTTATAGAGATACACCTGAATATATCACTTTATTTGGCACATACTCCTATGATGAAAAAGGAGAAATAGAATTTGGAGAAGTTATTACTATACCTAAAAAGTGGGTATAATGTGCGTTGCCTACAACATCTAGTAAATTTAATTATCACTTAGACCTGAAAAGTTTCAATGTTAGCCCTTTTTGGATAACTAATATAATCTTTACAGACAATCGATTGTTTAACATTAACTATAACAAAAAGGACACAATACTATGGCAAGTTCAATAAATAATGCCTTTATTACTCAGTTCGAAGCTGAAGTCCATATGGCTTATCAGCGTATGGGTTCAAAGCTAAAAAACTTAGTAAGAACTGTCAACGGTGTTAACGGATCGACTGTTAAGTTCCAGAAAGTTGCAAAAGGTTCTGCAAACACAAAAGCAAGACATGCTGAGTTGGTTGCAATGGATCTAGCTCACAGCAATGTAAGTGCGACTTTAACGGATTACTATGCAGCAGATTATGTTGACAAATTAGACGAACTAAAGGTTAACATTGACGAAAGACAAGTTGTGGCTCAATCAGCAGCGTATGCATTAGGCAGAAAAACTGACCAAGTGCTTATCGATGTTCTTGATGCTTCAACCTCTATTGCTGTTAATGTCAATTCTGATGCTTCTGAAGCTATGACTTTAGTCAAAGCTAAGAACATGATGGAAGTGTTCAATGGAAATGATGTTCCAGATGACGGTCAAAGATACTGGGTTGTAGGGCCAAGACAATGGTCTGACCTATTATCAGTAGATCAGTTTTCTAGAGTAGAGTATGTAGGGCCGAATGAATTACCATTCCCTGGCGGTATGACTGCTAAGAGATGGATGGGATTCTTGTTCTTCGTACACTCTGGATTATCTTTATCTGGTGACGACAGAAAAACATTGGCGTTCCACAAATCAGCAATTGGCTGCGGTATCGGGTCAGATGTACGAACTGAAGTTAACTACATTCCAGAAAAAGTATCTCACTTAATCACTTCTATGATTTCATTAGGTGCGGTTGCTATTGATGGTGATGCAGCTAGAGTTCAGCTTTGTGACGAGTAATAAATAGGAGGAATATAAAATGGCTTACTCAACAGACAATCCTGTGAAAAAAATTTCACAGATGGGTGCTAGTAATTCTCTTTGGTATTACACTGACGGAGATGCAATTGGCACAATAGATGACGCGGACTACTTTCTTGCTGACTACGAAAACCTTAAAGCTGGTGACATAATTTTTGTCAACAGTGGAGGTTCAAATGGCGTAGTTGACATTTTAATGGTTTCAGCATCGTCTTCTAGTACAGTTACAACTGTATTATTAGCATAACGCTTAAAACTTGGGGGGAGCAATCCCCCTGAGTTACTGATAAAAAAGAAAAACTATGGCAACAACGAAAATAGATATTTGTGCAAGAGCTTTGATAATGATAGGTGCTCAACCTATTTCTTCATTTTCAGATGGCAGCACAGAAGCATTAGTTGCATCTAATATTTATGATGATGTTGTAGAAGCATCTTTGACAAGACATAGATGGAGATTTGCAACAACACAACAACAACTTTCATTATTAACAAGTGCTCCAACAGGTAGATATGATTATGCATATCAAGTACCTACTTCACCTGCGGTATTACAAATAATTACATTAACAGTTAATGACTATGTAATTCCTTATTCAAGATATCAAAACTATATTTATTTAAATGGCTATGGAGCAAACAACGAAGTTATTATGGATTATATTTACAAAGTAGATGAACAATATTTTCCACCTCATTTTAGACTAGCTTTAGAATATGAATTAGCAGCTTTATTTGCAGGTTCAGTTGCAAGAGATAATGGTTTAATAGAACAATTTAAAACTTTATCAGAAAGACAATTTCTTATTGCTAGAAATATTGATTCTACTGAAACTACTTCTAAAGTTTTAGATACTAATAGATTTATAAACGCTAGAAGATCAACGAGAACAGATGCATAATGCCAAGAGTACTACGAAGCGTATTAACCAATTTTTCATCAGGGGAATTAAATCCTTTATTAGCAACTAGAACAGATGTAGCATCTTATTTTCAAGGTGCAAAACAATGTAGAAATTTTGCATTACTTTCAGAAGGTGGAGTAATGAGAAGACCAGGTACAACTTACCTTGCTTCATTACCTGCTGAATGTAGATTAATTCCATTTATATTTTCTGATGATGAAGTAGCTATTATAGTATTATCTAATAATAGATTAGATGTTTATAATACAAGTGGTACAGCTATTACATCAAATTATACAACTAATTGTAATTGGACTACAGCTCAATTATTTGAATTAAACTTTGCTCAATTTGGAGATACTATTTATGTAACTCATAGAAATAATGCAATTCGAAAAATTTTTAGAACATCTGCAACTTCATTTACAGTTACTACATTTGCTTTTGATACTCATTCTTCTGGATATCCAATATATCAACCATATTACAAATATGCAGACTCAGCGACAACAATATCTACAAGTGGAACAAGTGGCTCAGTAACAGTTACTGCAAGTGCTAATACTTTTACTTCTTCTTGGGTAGGAATAAATATTCGAAAAAATAAAAAAACAATGACAATAAGTGGTTATACAAGTGCAACACAAGTTACAGCTACAGTTAATGAAACACTAGATAATACAACTGCAACAGCAGATTGGGATGAACAAACTATATCTTCATTAAGAGGATATCCTCAAGCAGTTACTTTTCATAATAGTAGATTATGGTTAGGTGGATTATTTTCTAGACCTGCAGGAATAGTAGCATCTAAAATTTCTGAATATACTAATTTTGATGTAGATGATGGAGAGTCTAATGACGCAATTGATTTAGATATTGCAGGTGATCAAGTTAACGAAGTTAGACATATGATATCTGGAAAAGAATTATTAATCTTTACAGATGGTGGAGAATATTATGTACCACCTTCTTCTGACAATACTATTACTCCAGGTAATATATCAATTGAAAAACAAACACCTTATGGAATATCTAGAACAGCTCCTCAGATGTTTGATCAAGCAGCAGGTTATGTTCAAAAGAATGGTAAAACAATTAGAGAGTTTATTTATTCAGATATTGAAGATGGATATAAATCTGCATCAGTATCTGTATTAGCACAACACTTAATAGATAATCCAAAACAAATAGCTATTATGAAAGGTAATACCGTTAGACCTGAGCAATACGCTTTCTTTTTAAATAATGGAATAACACAAACAGGAAAACTTTCTGTATTTCATTCTATAAGAGATGAAAAAATTGCAGGATGGAGTATGTGGACTACAAGAGAAAATGATTTATATCAATCTATTGTAGCTTTAAATGATAATTTAATTGTAGCTGTTAAAAGACAACTTAATGGATCAACTGTATATACATTAGAAAAATTTTCTGATGATGATTCAGTTACTTTAGATTGTCAAGGCACAACAACATTATCACAAAGAGGAACTCCACTTGTAGATGGAGGATCTCAATCTGGAACTACATTAGTTATGGATGGATTAACATCAGCTCCTGTTACTAATGAAACTTTTACAATTGCAGGAAATGCAACTGAATATACAATACAAGGAGTAACTGACAATGGTTCAGGAGAATACAGTATAACTTTAGATAAAACTTTAGCAGCAACTCCAGGAGATAATGCAGTAATAACTTTTACCAAAGGTTTTTTTCATACCGTTCCTTCTATTTATCAAGCAGAAAAGATAAATGCTGTAGTAGGTAATTCATCATTAGGAGAATACACAGTATCAGGATCTAACACTATAACATTAACTGCATCAGCAGGAGCTCAAGCTACAGGTGTTAAAGTAGGATTTAATTATATTCCAATTATTGAAACTATGCCTGTTGACAAAGAGTTGCCTGAAGGGCCATTAACAGGATTGCCTAAAAGAATATCTAGAGCTATAGTAGATATTAATAGCACTTTAGATATGACAATTAAAGCAGCAGATAAAACAGCAAAAGAATTAGTAGTACATCAATTAGGTTTTACAGCAGGTTCAGATTTAGAACCTGTAACTTCTAAAAAAGAATTTTATTTTTTAGGATATAGTAAAAACCCAACAGTAACAATTTCTCAAAATGATCCATTACCATTAAGATTATTAGGGATGTCAGTAGAAGTGGTATTTGTATGAAGATTTATACTAAGATAGTTTATGATATTAATGATAATATTATAGAAGAAGAATCATTTGAATATAATGGGCCAATAGCAAAAGCTGATGGTGGTACAATGATGTTAGCATCTTCTATATTTTCAGCAGCTAAAACATATACAGAGATACAATATGCTAAAGCTCAACACGATGCATATAAATATCAATTACATCTAGATATGGAAAAAACAGAACTAGATGGAATGATTGAAAAAAATCAAATTGAAGAAGCTGGACAAAAACAAAAAAATAATAATTTAGCTTATGCGGTAGCACAAGGTTATTTAGATACATCTAGACATTTCTTAGCAGTACAAGAAGATCAAGATAGAATTACAGCTCAAGATAAAAAACTTGTGAGTTTAAACACAACATATGCTGTGGGAGTACTTAAAAATAAAAAATATGTTGACAAACTTAAAACAGACAATGCAGTCTTTGGTGGTTACTTATCTATTGCTGCCGATGTTACTAATGGCTATGGTAAGTACAAACATTACAAAGAAAAACCAAAAAAGAAATCAACTACAGGATCTAACTCATCTGATAGTGATTCAGGATGGAGGTACGATTAATATGGCTTTAAAGAAAACAAAATCTGTTGTTAATGTATCTTCAGCTGCTAATGCTAGAAATTTAAAAGCTGATAAAGAAATGGGTTCTAGTGCTTTAGCTTATGCAGAAAAAAGTGTTACAAATACTTTAGACTTTTTTGCTAAAGTTAAAAATGAACAATCTCAAGCTCATCATTATTCTAAATTTACAGTAGATCTTAAAAAGAAATTTGACGAAGTAGAAAATGATTATCCAATGGATGGAGATTATTTTAAACAAATTACTGACAAATGGATTAAATCTCAATTAGAAGGTATGCCAGAATTTTTACAACCAGCTGCAATGCAAGAAGCAGCAACTCATCAAGCTAGTTATGTTTCAAAAATAATGAATTTGAAATGGGTACACGATGATCAAAATACTTGGAATGATTCTGAAAGAGCTGTTGAAATTAAAATGAATAAATTAGATATGGCTATTAATGGAATTACTTCTAACCCAATGTTAGAAAATGAAGATGCAGCAGTTACATTAACTAAAATTAATAGTTTAATTGAACAAGAAATAGGTTTGATTATTGGGCCTTATGAAAAAACTTTATTATATATGAATAAGAGAGGCTATAATAATTTTACAGCTGCACATAATGATACAAGAATTAGAGAAATTTTAATTAATGTAGAAAAGAAAAGAGTAGCAGCTATTTATCAATTAATGCCTGATGGTGAAAAGCAAAGATATTTAAATGATTATATTAATTATCAAAATGGATATCAAAATGAAAGACTAGAAAAAATGTTTGGTGTTAATGGTAATCAATCAATGACACTTAATGTTTATGAATTAACTAAAGATAAAAATTTAAGAACTGACATAATAGAATATGCTCATACTTTAAATAAGAAATACATTGTAAATAAAAATAATGAATTATCTTATCAAGCAGAAGAAACTAATGGAACATTAAAGAAAAGTACAGCTTGGGCAGCTGGTGAAGTTACAACATTAAATAATGGTAGCAATCTTTATATGAGTATAGAAAATGGTTTTTTTGATACTAGCAATATGGCTTCGATGCAAAAATATTTTCATAGTCATCCTTCTACAGTAGGTATGAGAAATTCAAAAACTTTTAATGAATTTGTTAATAATGCAAAATTAGTTGAAAAATATATGATACCTATTATTCAAGGTCACGGTTTTATTTTACCTAAGGATAAAAAACAAAAAGCATTTATTTTAAAAGGGTTAGTAGATAATTTAGATATTAAAAATACAGATCCAGCTGACTTAGCTGCAACAATTAATGATGTTAGAAAACAAAATACTAAGTGGGGTAAATTATTAAATTACACTGCTAAATTTAATGAAATTCCTACTCAATTAAGTGCTAGATTTTTTGATCTTAAACACATCTCTCCTAAAAACCCAGAAGGCATAGATGAAGTTAAACTTAATATGGGTATATACAATTATATCAGAGAAATTAATCCTTCATTTGATTTTTCTCAATTAGACGGACACGAGTTTTATGAATGGGCATATGCTAAAGGAGTTAATAGAGAAGGATCTAATAATGAAATAGCTATTGCTATAGAAAAATATTATGGCAAAGATGGAGGATTATCTTATGAAAAAAGAGAAGCTATCTTAGATTCTGAATTAAATACAGGCCCAACAATTAATTTAGAACCTGTAGTGGGTGATGCAGAAAAATCATCAATTACAAAAGACGGAGAACATAATATGTTTGATAAAGTCTTGTATAATAAATTAAATAAATGGAATACTAAAAGAGATTGGGCAAGTGAATCTTATTTACAAATAAGTGATTGGATGTTCACTATGGCAGGTAAATTATCAGACAAAGATCATATTCAAAAATATTGGGCAGATAGAGTTCAAACATTTGAAGAAGCTCCTCCCGGAATCAAAGCTATTCTTGAAAATGGATGGTTTGGAACTGAATTAAGTTGGATTCCTTTTGCAGGATGGGTAGGAGGTGCAACTCCATATGTTGGACAACCTTATATATCAGAAGATAAAAGACAAAAAATATTTAAAGAATGGAAACATCAATATTTATTATTAAACGATGGAACTATTGATTTAAATTCTAAACAAGGTGAAGAATTATCTGAGATTGCTATGAATAAAGCAATTGCTAAATTTGCTAATTATGAAGTTAATAATACTACATATGATGCTAACAAATGGATTCACGCAGATCATCTTGAAGTAGCAAATGAAATAGGTGATTTAAAATATAAAAATTTAGAATTATCTAAAGACTCTGATGAATATAAAAATAATTTAGCTAAAATACAGAATTTAGAAAATAGTTCTAAAAATATAAAAGTTACAGATACAACTTGGGCACCAGATATATCTAAATATTTTGATGTTAATAGCAAAACATCTAAAACTATAATGGCAGCTGATGCTGAAAAAATTATTACAGATTTATATATTAATAACAAAGAAGAATATATTCAAATCTTTGGAGATTTTGAACCTAAATATGTAATTAGAAATAGAAAATTTACTAATGGTATTCAAGTTTCTATTAATGAAAATATGCCAGGTGAAGATGGATTACCTGCAATGAAATTATTAATTAGAGATGTAGATGGTAATATGTATGATTTAAATGAATTAGCTGGTTCTTCTAATTATAGATTATATACAAAAAATTTTAAATTAGATAATGGTCTTCCTTTTACTTATGAAAATTTAAAAGAACATAAAGCTATAGAACAAGCAACAGCATTAACAAACAATATAAAAGAATTTGTTCCAATGTCAGATGGTGTTGAAAACTTTATTTATGAAACATTTTTAACATTAGATAGATTTTCAACAACAGTTGGTAACTGGGAAGCAACATTACCTTCTATATCAAATTTATGGACAGATGATATTAACCATAAAACATATTCTCAATTTTCTTTTGCTAAATGGAAAAAGCAAGAAATGGAAGCATACAATGATGAAAATTTAAAATGGTGGGGCATATCTTTAAATGATAATGATTCATTAACTATTAATGCTGTAAGTAAAGCAATGGGTTGGATTTTAAATGCTGCTGATTTAGATGGTAAAGTTTTTGAATACGAAGATGAAATTAATAAAGCTGTATTTGAAATAGCTTCTAAAGAAAAGAAATATAAAGAAATTGAGAAAAAAGGTTGGAGCAGTAAATCTGCTTTAACAGTTCCTTCAGATGTTCCTAATACAATGTATAAAGAAAATTTATCTTTTTTAGATTGGACTTTAAATAATTATAATAAAAAAGAATTACCATTTCCATTTAGAACAAACAATTGGTTAGCTTTATGGAAAACTAATAATAAATGGAATGGAAAAATTAATACAGCTGAATCTTCTAAACTAGAAGTATTTGAAAATCCTTCTTGGGGTATTAGAGCTGCATTAATTAATATAGCTAATAAATCTATATTAGTTAGAGGTACAAAACCTGGGGAAAACGAAGCTGCATTAGGTAGTGAACCAACATTAAAAGAATTTATAACAAAAGGTCATATGCCTAAAGAATGGGAATCTTATTTAGCTCACTTTAAAAAAGAATTAGGTTGGGAAGAAGATCATATAATTAATTTAAAAGATGCTGAGCAAATGGCAACTATTGTTATGACAATGGCGTACCACGAAAATGGTAAAGATGCTAATGGAAATTATCTTTTAGATAAATTTATGCCTAATAAACAATTAATGTCTTTAATAATACAAGATGGTGTTAATTTGTATTTACAAGATACAAAGTGGTTAGATAAATAATGCCTTTTTTAAGTGATACAGGCCCTGTATTTGATCAATTACAAAAACAAACACAGGATCAAAGAAAACAATCCAGAATGTATGGAACTGGATTTATTGATAAGTTTAATAAAGAAAATGTAATTTCATTAGCTTATAATTATTTTTTAAATAACGAGGCTTTTCCTGCTGATCCTAATTATGATCCATTAAAAAATCCTGAGTTAGCACCATTCGGTGAAATAATGCATTTGTTTATGAATGATAAAAGTGCTGCTGAATCTAAAGCAAGATTAGATAAATTAAGAGAAAGATCTGTACACGATAGAAGTAATCCATTAGCTGGATTAGGTACTATGTTAGGATTCTTAACAGATCCTTCAGGATTATTATTATTTTCACCTGCTGCTAAAGTATTAGTTAGATCAGGTAAAATATCTAATACTGCTAAAATAGGTTCTGCATTTACTGCTGAAGAAGTTGCTAAACAATATTTAGATACTGATAGACCAGATATGTATGTACCATTAGTAGCTGGATTATCATTTGGATTACCAGCTGTAATGAACTCATTTAAAGTTGGAATACCACACGCAACTAAAATGAAAGTTAAAAGATTAGATCAAACATTTAATGCAGAAAAACCACCTAAGCAACCTGGATATGAAGATGGTAAGTTTATTCATCCAGAAGAAAGAATAACTCCTTCAAGTGTAGGTGCTTCAGTTGCTAAAGATGCAAGAGCACAAATGTCTTATCAAGAAGCTAAAGATGCAGAAGAATTTGTTTCTACTATGTTTGGTAAAGTAGGAGAAGAAGGGCCTTGGACTCCTGTATTTAGAACTATGAAAGCTGTATCTAAAGATGCAAGAGTAA